ACCTGCAGACGAAAGGGCCCTACTGGGACGGCCTCTTCTACCACGCCTGGGAAGTGAGGGCTGGCGACGTCACGATCCCGGCCGACCAAGAGGGCGTGATGCAGCCCTCGAATAAGCCCCAGCCCAAACCAACATCAGGAGCGTTCGCGCTGTCGGACATCCCCACGCAGCGAGTCGACTATCGCTCCGTTCCTTCGCTGACCATCGGCAACCGCATGGTCTACAGGGACATCGCCCTGGATCTGGTGCCCGGCCGTCTTGAGGAAAAGACGGGTCCAGGCACGGCAGAGCAGGACTGGTACATCCGCTATTACGCCGGTGGTGAGATGGACCGCGCAGTCGGCCGCGCCATCAAGGACACCCTCAACGTCCCTGGAGAGTCATGACCCTGCAAGCCGTCCGCAAGGTGCTGGAAGACGCAGTAAAGGCCGGCGCAGGAGCAGTAACGCCGGCTGTCCCAGTGTATGTAGACAACCAGGAGTACACCGACAACGACGCCACCAAGGAGTTCGTGCTGGTGCGGGTGAACTTCGGCACCACAACTGAGCCCACCTTCTGCGAGAACGTCGAGAACCTGCGCGGCTCGCTGGTGGTCGAGGTCTTCACCCCCAAGGGCAGGGGAGCTGGTCGGGGGCAGACCATCGCCACAGAGATCGCCAAGCAGCTCAACGGCCTGCGCTACCACCGAGCCACCGGCGCCAAGGCGCGGATGCTGGAGATCAACGGCCCCAGCTTCACCGCGCTGGACAACCGCCCGCACTACATGACGCGGTTAAGCGGTCCGCTGCTGGCTTCTTACACTTAAGGCAAGCCTGAGCCCCCGCAGGCACCGACGCCCCCGCATGTCGTCTACTGAGGTACACCAGTGCCAGTTTCATGCAACACGTCCGCGCTCACCGGGAGCGACGGACTGATCACTTTCAAGCCTGCAGGCGTCAAGCACTGCCTGAAGGATGCCTCTGACTTCCCGCTCGGCAAGTTGATCACGGTCCCCGGCGACCACGACTTCTACATCGGCGACCCAGTGGTGTTCACCACTGACGGTGCCGCCGTCATCGACCCCAAGCTGACGGTCAACACCAAGTACTGGGTCGTCGACAAGACCGCCACCACCATCTCGGTGTCCGCCACCAAAGGCGGCGTGCCGATTACCCTCGACGGCATGGGTGGCATGGCTGGCTCGGGCGTCGGCAGCCTGGCTGCCGCCACCGCCGGCGCCGGCTACACCCCCGGCACCTACACCGACGTACGTCTGGTGCAGGGCACAGCAAACACCGCTCGCGCCACCGTGGTGGTCCCCGTTGGCGGTGCTGTCAACGCCGGCGCCGTGACCATCACCACGGCTGGTACGGGCTACACCACCGCCGCTGGCGGCATCACGCTGACGGGAGGCCGCAACGCCTCGGGCACCGCGATTGATGCCACGCCGCCTACCACGGCGTTCACCGGCACCGCGACGCTGACCACCGCCCGCGAGGACAGCACCGGCCACATCAACGTGGCCTACGGCGAGTACGACCTGGTGTGCATGGTTCAGGAATGGTCGATCGACTTCTCCCGCGAGACGATCGACATCACCACCCTGCCCTGCAAGATCGGCGGCTCCGCCGACAAGTTCGCCGGCTTCCGCACCAGCATCCCTGGCTTCGCCAGCGGCTCTGGAACGATGAGCGTCCTGTTCAGCGGCGAACAGACCAGCCTCAGCGGTCGTCTGATCGCCAACTCCCTGCTGAAGAACCAGGCCGGCGCGACGGTCAAGTTCTACGTCAAGGCCATCGAAGGCACCGGCAACGTCCTCGACGACACCCTCTCCTCCTACATCGAGGCTGAGGTGTCCCTGGACGGCTTCTCCATCTCGGTGAACACGACCGACGCCATCGTGGCCTCGATCAACTTCAGCCTCTCGGCACCTCCCACCCACCTGTTCAACATCAGCCTCGCCTGATCCAGACTGTCCCCGTGGACTGTTCGGCCCTCGCGCAAGCGGGGGCTTTTTACTGGCGTCAAGACCTATACTTAGCTGAGTAGTTACTTGCAACTGCATGGCATCTGCCATCCGCGCCATCGACCGTCTGAAGAACGCCGCCAACTTGGTGCCGAGCCGCAAGGACGTGGAGCTGTCTGATGGCACCACCTTCACCTTCTGGTCGAGGCCGCTGACCATGGCGGAGCGTGACCGCGCCCAACGCAACGCCAAGTCCGACGACGCCAACGCCTTCGCGCTGCAGCTGCTGGTGGACAAGGCCCTCGACGAGAACGGCCAAAAGCTGTTCATCCCCGCCGACATCGTTGAACTCCGCAATGAGGTGCGTGACGCCGACCTGCAGCGGCTGATGCTGAGCGTGCTTACAGCTCCTGACGAGGAGGAGCCCCTGGAGCCCAAAAGTCCTTCAAAGTGAAATCGCTAAGGACAACTGGATGCTCCTGTCGTTCTCCGTGGCGAAGGAGCTGGGCATGACCGTCACCCGCCTCTGGAGTGAGATCACAGTCGAAGAGTTGCTCGGGTGGAGCGCCTACTTCGGTCACCTCAACGACGAGCAGGAGAAAGCGATGAAGCGGGCCCGCCGGTAGGCCCGCTTTTTACTGCCGACCTACAGTGAGCCAACGCAGTTAGGGGCGACGCGGGCTTGGCCAACTACGACGTCAACCTCAACGTAGGTGCCGATACTCGCAAGGCTGAGCAGGCGATCGACAAGCTGGCCAAGCAGCTGGATCGCCTGTCGAACATTGACCTCAAGCCCAAGTGGCGAGAGACCGCAGAAGCGTTCGTACCCCAGCGAGCCCTCCGCCAGCTCGACAAGGAGTTTGCGGCCATCGTCGGGCGCATGGACACCGGCGCCAAGAAGGTAGCCCGCGTCGTCGAAGGCATTGGAACGCTGGGCGTCAGTGCCGCTGGGCTCAATCAGCTCAACGAAGGACTGAAGGCACTCGCCACCTACAGCGGAAACGTAGCTGCCAACTTCTCCGGCGCGTCCAACAAGATTGATGAGTTCGCTGCCAGCGGAGACACACTGCGCACCACTCTGGCCCAGATCAACAACCTACTTGTTGATTTAGGGCACGGTATAGAGCGTGCTGTACTACCTGGCTTTGCGGCGCTTGATGATACTTCGCAGGCAACTGCACAGACACTAAACAGAGCCCAGTATGCGTTTCAGCAATTTCTAGATTCCACAGAAGGGTTCCGTTCCTTCGTACAGAGCGTCACAAGCGGCGACGCAGTGCTCGACGGGTTTGTGGCAACTGCAGCCGTTGCCGCTGCGGTCGTCAACGGGCAGCTGAGCAACGCATTTGTAGAGCTGGACAAGGTAGGTACTGAGGCTCTCGAATCTATTGCAGTAGCTGCAGAACAGGGACGCCTTGAGATTGACCGGCTCAAAGCGTCCATGGAAGGAACCATGGCGCAGTACAAGGCGCTGCGTGACCGCGGTCAAACCCGTCTCGATAACGTCAACTCCAACTCGGACGAGGCACGCCGCGCTGCCAACACCATCGTCCAAGCAGAGGAGAAGATCACCGCCGAGCTGGCAGCCCAGGTCGATCTGCTTCGTCAGGCCAAGGGGCTACGTCCCGCATCGACGGAAACCCGAGCCACCAACACCTACAACGTCACTCAGGGGCGGGCTGCCTACCTGAAGACGGTTGCCGACGAGTGGGCCGAGGTGGACGCCTCTATCGCCCGCATCGCCGCCAAGCCCACCAACATGGCCGAGCTGCTGGGGATCGACCCAGCTGTCGAGAAGCTCAACCGCTTCAACGCCGAGATGGACGAGGTGCAGAAGGCCCTAGGCGCCATGGAAGGCCGCGGAGCCACCAACCCGTTCGGCATCACCGCCGAGCAGATCGACATAGCGGACCACAACGCCAAGCAGTTCAGGGCGTCGCTTGAGCAGGTCAACGCCGAGCTGGCCGACCTGATGCAGGTCCACCGGGCCCTTGGCCGCATGGAAGGTCAAGGGAACAACCCCTTCGGCATCGACCAGGCCACCGTCAACGAAGCCCGCTTCAAGGAAGCGCAGCAGTTCGCTGACTTCCAGCAGGACACCATCCGCCAGGCCATCGCCATGGAGCTGGATGGCATTGACGCCGTTCTCGACGCCCAGTTCAAGGCCAACAAGGCGGCTCAGGCCGACTGGGACAAGCGCTTCAAGGAGCGCACCACCAAAGAGACGACGAGCCGCCGCGACAGCTTCGGCGCCAAGCTGGAGGGCGCAGCCATCGGTGGCGCCTTCCCGCTGCTGTTCGGTGGTGGCGCCGGCTCGGTGATCGGCGGCGCGCTGGGCGGCCTGAACACCGC